AGGGTAACTCCATTTTTTTCAGATCGCAGAATTTTGGTACAAACGCGGATTTTTCTTTTTTGTTCACCTTCTTTGCAGCTACAGGAGCCTGTATTCATGAGTTCCCATTCCCCTTCGGCTTCGCGTTCGGATTTATATGATTTACTGATTTTTTATACATTTTTGTATTATTGCCCACGTTTTCTGGTTTTCTATTGTTTCGTGGACTATTTTTTTGTAAATGTAATAAATCTATATTCTCGATAATATTACTAAATTTTACGTTTATCTGGTTTTGAGCGTCTTTTTTCAACCTCCCCCCTTTAATGAGATTGGTAGGCCCCATTACTAAAAATTTTTTATCAAAATGTTTTTCTATAAACTGCTGAACACGCGTGATAGATTCTTTAATTTTTGGATCTTTAATTTGTTGTTTAAGTTTTGGTGCTGACAAATAAATACTGTTTAGAAAAAAGTGGGCGTCGTATATAGATTTTGATGTTCGAATTATTCCTACATGGTTATATTCACCATAGTTAATCTTAGGGTTATTTACACCTTCAACAGTTGCCATTCCAAAATCTATAATTACAGCTTTAACTCCTCCATTATTAAATTTATAATTTTTACCTGAAATTTTTATGATTAATTCTTTTTTTGCATCTTCAACTATCATTATATTATTTTTATGTAAATCGTGATGCCTGAACGATGGTATTTTTTCATTTATTATATACAAAGTGTATAAAACTTGTGTTATTATAGATGCCATTTGAATTTCAGAACTAGGTTTAAACTTTTCAAGTGTGACACCTTTTATAATATTACTAAACAAATACTCATCATTATCACAAATTTGAAAACCATATACATGTGGGATTCTTTCCCGAGCAAAAGGTGGTATTTTATTTTGTAAAAAACGTATGGTATCATGTTCAATTTGAGATTCTTGATCATTATTATTTATTTTTTTTATTTTCTTAACAACAAATGGTACCGTTTTTCCATTACTTGCATAGGCTTTATACGCTGTACCATACATCCCACCTCCGAGTTTGTTTTTTTCAGTATTTATTTGTAATTTTAAAATAACCTGATCCATCTTACAATTAGTCACATTTGCTGCGATAGCTCTCAATTTTCGTTCAATTATATCCTTATTATTGTTCGCCATTATTATAATACATACAATTTTATTTAGGGGTCTGAGCTAGTGTTCGTGACCTAGTTGCTCTCTTATTTACTGGTCTTACAGCCTTACGTATCTTGCGCTGCTGATTTTATACAATTATATTATCTTTATGGATTAGTAGTATAGGAAGGGGGTAAACGTGACCCAAATATATTTCCACACTTTTCAAAACCCGGTACTTTCGGGGGAAAAGTCGTACCATTTTTAGAAAAAGACATATGAGGTGTATATCCTTCAGCACTTTTCTTGACAAAGATTTTATTTTTTTACTGTACGTTTTATACATCTGTGTTTTTTCGATAAAAATATTTTAACTTTTATTTTTAAGATGTCTCTTTTAATTTATAGTCCACAGTGTAACCATAGTTTAGATGTCATTGATTATATTAACAAACATCCACAACTTAAACAAATTGTTCAGTACCATAACATAAACAAATTGGGTATACCACCGCAATATAAACACAAAATTACGCGTGTTCCTACCATGCTTACGAAAAACGGTAAATTTTTGGTAGGTAACGAAATACGAAATTGGCTCGAGTCTCTGTTACCAGTACAAGAACTCGAAATGTGTGGTTTTAGCGGGTGTTCAATGACAACACTTGAAGGTGAAGGATCAAACGAATTATTTGGTTTAGACGATTACGGTAGGTCTTTACAACCAGCCATGACACCCGAACTCGAACAGAAAATAAATCAGAGTGTTTCGGACGCATACAATAAGAATATAAAGAATTAGTTTTATCTTAAAATAGTTATGAAATTAGCCACCATACAGGCTTCGGCTATAAAATCGACATTTGAAGTACTTAAAGATATACTCAACGACGTTAATATATATTTTAAACCAAATGGTATGTACATAGTAACACTCGACACGGCACGAACATCCCTCGTCGATATGTTTTTATCTTCAGACAACTTCGAAGAGTACACGTGTGATACCGACGTAGTGGCAGGTATAAATGTCGCGAACACGTTTAAACTTTTAAAATCTATAACGAATAACGACGTACTTACCGTAAGCATAGATTGTAAAGAATTTATGAATATCGAAATACACAGTGAAGCGAAAAAGACGTGCACTAAATTTGCCTTGAAATTACTGGACATAAACGAAAGTCAAATCGAAGTTCCCAACGTAAACATGACAACTATTACACCGATGGCTTCGGCCGATTTTCAAAGAATATGTCGAGACATGTATAACATAGGTAACACTATAGAAATAACGCGCGAGGGTAAAGAATTGAAATTGTATTGTCGAGGTGATTTTGCAAATCAGGAAACAATGATCCAGTGTACGGAAGAAAGTCCGAAAATATCCGGTGAATATTCCCTTCGATACATGAATATATTTACGAAAGCAACGAGTATGTGTTCCACTGTACAGATTTTACAAGAAGAACAGAATCGATTTTTAATATTGAAATATAACGTCGCAAATTTGGGAGATTTAAAATTTTACTTAGCCACTAAGGTACCCGAAGATCAGTAACGTAACCATCTATGGTACTCACGATTTTCGTCATACCGAGTGCATTTTTTAATTTTATTTTGGGGTATTCTGTCTCGAGCGTTTCCATATCGTAATATAACATATCGCTTATTTTTACTTTTTCGTTATGAAAATCACCTCTTGGTCCCGCGTACCTTTTTATTTTATTGAGTAGATCTTTAACGGGTTTATCGTCCGAATCGAGTAATTGTGCCAAAACTATAGGAACATTAAATACTATTCCTTGGGTGCGTTCAGGTGGCCATTCGTGATTCATGTTACACGTTAAGTATTTGTACATTGTATCGTTGTACCAATATTTAATACGAACCAATGTCTTCGTCACGTTTTCGGGTACGGATGTATTTTTGTATTCGGTAAAGTTTAAGGTTTTAAAATAGGATTCCGTTTCCCCGTCCCACTCTTCACGCTCTTCCTCCCAAAATTCATCGAGGTCTGTTGGTGTTTTAGTAGTATCCAAAAAATATTCCATGGAAGTGTCGGCTATTTTGTAATCCGGACGAGACGTTATATATTTTAAAGTATCGTATACCCATATAATAACGTTGGTTAAAAGATTGAAGAGCATTCTATATAATTATTATATGGAAGGGAATTTTTTAAGTAGGTATAATAATAAAATCAAGGCATGGGAAAAACTAATAGAAGACGACCCCAAAAGTAAATCTATGTATGAATCCGAAATGTCGGATTATATTATAAAGTGTATGCCATATATGAAACAGTACACCGATGATCTCGAACGAGAAGTAAGCACGAACAATATTTTTAATTGTAAAGAGACGACGGGTTTAAAAAAGAAAGATATATTTGATGATTATCTCATAGAAGTAGAAAAGGTAAACAACATAGATAGACCTATAGAAAAAAAGAAAGAGGAGTGTCCAAACTGCCCCGAGAGTAATATTTATCACTTTTCAGATACAAGTGATCTCGTATGCGACAATTGTGGTACAATACTCGCGACACTTATTAGTGAAGAACTCACATATAGAGAGGAACAGGAAACGTCTGAGAAAATAGTAAACTATTCGTATAAACGCGAAAACCATTTTAACGAGTGGTTATCACAGTTTCAAGCACAAGAAACCACGAACATACCACCCGAAGTTATAGAACAATTACGAAACGAATTGAAAAAAATCAAAATAAAGGCGCTCGATGAAATTACACACGCACGCGTTCGGAATTTACTCAAAAAACTCAAACTCAACAAGTATTACGAACACGTTCCGTATATCACGAACATTCTGAGTGGTATATCACCCCCGAAAATGCCCCAGGAACTCGAGGAACGTTTGCGTATAATGTTCAAGGATATACAAAAACCGTTCGATGATAATTGCCCGAGCGAAAGGAAAAACTTTTTGAGTTACTCGTACGTTTTGTATAAGTTTTGCGAACTTTTGAGTGAAGATTCATACCTTAAATATTTCCCACTCTTAAAATCAAAAGAAAAGTTATATCAACAAGACGTCATTTGGAAGAAAATATGTAACGACCTTAGATGGGAATATATACCGACAATTTAGAAAAAATGTTGTGTATAATATATATATGATTTCTAAAGAAGTCGAAATAAAAATTAAGTTTATTGAAAGTAGATTACCTAACGACAATACTAAGATTAAATTTTATACTCACCTTCTAAACCAACCTTCGGATAAAAAACAAATGGAATATATTAACAAACTCATAAATCATATTAATAAAAAAAACAAATGGCTCAGTTTATTTGAAAAACCACACAGAAACGTGAACATGAACATTAAAGATTTACAATTAAGACCATTGAGTCCACTTAGAAACAACAAACCGAGTCCTAAAAAAATACCAAAAACAAGTAGTCAGACGAAAAAAAAATAAAAGGTAATAGTAAAAAATGTCAAAGTCACCAAAACCAAATTCACCAAAACCAAATTCACCAAAGTCAAAATCAAAGGCAAGAAAAAATCCATTGCGTCAAGGTGTCTCGTTTAATAGTTTGAGTAACATGCTCAAAAATTTCGCGGTAAAAAGGAGAAACACACCTGAACTTTTTCAAAACATAAACGATAAGCTTAAAAGATAAAGCTTTACTACAGGTAATGGATAGTAACGATCCATATTATAATTTCTGTTTAGAAGAGATCAGGTTCTATACAGAAAAGATAAACGAAATTATAAGGGAAGGGCTTAAAGACCCCAAAAAGTATTACGAGGAATCCAAAAGTGATTGGAAAAAGATATACCAGATGATACCTATTATGTACATGATGAATCAGATAGATCAGGAAAAAAAATAAATAGTTAGTATAAATGTCAGCTGCATTACTTGTTTTATTAGCATGTTGTTGTTCGAGTTCATCTGTAGGTGCTTACTTTGCACTGAATAAAACCGCTAAATATTATGAAGACGAAATTGATACCCGTATTGATAAAGTAATAGAGAGTGGAGCAGATCCAGAAGATTGTAAAGATTTGCGCGATTTCATTACTGATAATATTGAAGATATCGAGAAAAAGGAAGTGAAGGTTCCTGAGAAAGGGACTAAAAAGGGTGATATTTTTGATACTATAATGAGGTGGGATACATTAAAAACTCATGATACGATAATAGGGAGAACAAAACAAGAAAAACTTGCT